CAATATCGGTCCCGTACCCAGGCAAGCACACGTGGTCCACAAGTCCGGGTGCATCGACACCACTTGCGTGAATCCAACCCATGGCTTGATTGCGATAATGCATTCCTGAAGGAAGGGGAAACAATTATGTCTATTGTACGAAGCGGTATTCATCTCCCGCTGGAGACCGCCGCGAACGAGTTGATCGCTGCATCGCTCAAGGGCGTCACCAGCCAGCAGGCCAAGGCGGACATCCTGACCCCGTGGAAGGAGAACGATCGGCGTAGCCGTGAGGTCCTGACCGCGTCTGGTTCCCCGGATGCCCAGATCCGCCGGGGGATGTACCACCGGGCAGCCAACCGCACCAAGCCCTACCTGAACTCCCGGGAAGGCGTCGCTCCCGCGCTCCGCCTGCTGATGACCGGCGGCACCGGCACCATGAGCATGGGCGGCCACTCGCCCGAAGAGGACGAGTGATGGGCGGAGGCCAACTACAGGTTGGTGGCCAGTCTCGGTCAGCGGTGCGCGTCAAGATCGGTAACCGGTTCTACGACGCCATCCGCGAAGCTCGCTGCTACACCTGCATGCATCCGGCCCGGGAAGAGATCGAGACCCAGATCATCCAGGGCCACTCCTACAAGTCGGTTGCCACTCAGTACTCCGAAGTGGACTGGAGCCAGGCCGACGGCACCACGGTGCACCTGCCCCAGGTCACCTGGTCCTCGATCATGCACCACTTCAAGGCCGGGCACATGCCCGTGGAAGCCGCAGCGATGCGGCAGATCATCGAGAAGCGGGCTGAGTCGATCGGTGTGGCTCAGTACGAGGGTCAGGTGGGCCAGTTCGTCGACCAGTACACGTTCGCCCAGCAGGTGGTCGCTCAGACCCAGGAGCGGATGGTCAAGGGCGAGATCAGGCCTGAGGTGCGCGACGGCCTGGCAGCGGCCAAGCTCCTGCAGGACATCGAGTCCGCGTCCGAGGGATCTCTGGACTCCGATGCCTGGGGCGAAGCCATGGAGCGGTACTTCGAGGTGGCCCAGAAGATGATGCCGCCGGACATGTGGTCCCAGTTCATCCGCGCGCTCTCCACCGACCCGATTCTGCAGGCGATTGCCAAAAGGTTGTCGACACAGCAAGAAAACGTCATCGACGCAGATATCGTCGAGCCAAACGAAAGAGACTGACGCATGCCCAACACGTTCGATGTCAACTCGCTGGTGAACCTCTACGACTCCGACATCGAGGCCATCCGCACCGGTCCGCTGGCGTGGATGCGCTCCCAGGAGGGCAAGCGTGTCGACTTGGAGAGCTTCCGCAAGATGGCCATGGAGAAGTTCTCCGATATTGGCCTGCGTGCCAACGTGAAGTGCTACGACACCAACGAGCCGGAGGTGTTCATCTTCGAGGCCGAGATCCAGGAGCGCCTGGGCAAGCGGGAGTTCGACTACGACCGGCAGGTGCACGAGGTGCAGAACGATCTTCTCGGTCTCGGCGAGGGAGGCATCATCAAGGCCGATGCCGCGATGGCCGCCATGGCTCGCAAGGAAGCATTCAACGGCCACAAGGGGCACAGGCACTGATGACCGGACAAGACACCGTCGGCAACATCACCGAGCCTTGGAGATCGTGGCTCGGTGATTGGCTTGACGACTTCGATCCAGAATTTCCCATCATCTTCTACGAGACCGATGGACTGGACACGTCTGAGGAGTTCGACGCCTTCCCGCACCTCGCGATCCGGGATGATGCACCGAAGACGATCTCGGGAGCGGAGTGCGCGCTCATCTGGCCGGTAGACGTGGAGGGCTGGGCGGATATTCGCACACTCGGTTGGCAAGGCGTACTGCTCTTGCTCAAGGCTGGAAAGCGCACGGAAGAGGACTGATGCCACCACGTTCCTCGTTCGGCGGCCGGAACATGGGACCGCCCATCAGCCCACTGGACTTCCACCTGTTCACCGGGCTTGATGTACCCGACCCCATCACCTTCGTGTTGAGCCCGAAGTGGCTCGACCGACCGCAGCTCTACCCAAGGCAGGCGACCCTGCTCAAGGTGATCTTCCTGCGCGAGGATCTCTTCACCGAATACGACTACATGGTGGTCGACGAGTGGGAGAGCAGCTTCCGCCGGACGGGGAACAACGGCATCACTCCAGGCATCCTGGAGCGCATGAAACACTTGCGGGATCGCGGGTATTTCTACTTCCGTGAAGTGCTACTCGTGCTGGGACGACGTGCTGGCAAGGGATACGTGTCCGCGCTCGCCATGGCTTACGTCATGTGGCGCTACATGGCCAAGGGAGACCCGCAGGGCTTCTACGGTGTGGACCGGGACAAGCAGCTCGCCTGCTTCATCTACGCGGGCAAGAAAGAGCAGGCTCGGGAGAACCTGTGGAAGGACCTCGTCAACGTCATCATGGGTGGCCCTTGCTTCGCCCCGTACGTGTCGAGGCCCCTTGGTGAGTCGCTGAGTGTCTACGCGCCCAACGACTTCATCAGGATGAAGAAGCTCGCCCGGCGCGGGATCATGCAGGAGCGCGACATGGCGACCTTCACGATCCAGCCGAAAGAAGCCACGTTGATGTCCGGCCGTGGTCCGGCATCCTTCATGCAGGCCTACGACGAGATGGCACACGTGGTGGCCACGGGCGCCAACAGGTCGGCCGAGGATGTATACGGGGCTGCTACACCGGCCCTCGACCAGTTCAAGAAGGACGCCTTCATCGTCGAGCCTTCCTCGCCCTGGCAGCAGATCGGCCAGTTCTACGCGAACTGGGAGAACTCACTGGCACTCGACGAGTCCGGTGATCCTGAGTACCCCACGATGATGATGCTGCAGCTCACTTCGTGGGAGATCTACTACGACTGGGAGATGGCCCACCAGCTCCCGATCTTCCCGGATGAGTTCGTCGGCGATCTCAACGAATACGTTGACAGCCCGCACCCGATTCTCCAGCCGCTCAGGGGAGCCATCCAGGAGTTCGACGAGGGCCTGCAGAAGCTGGAGAAGGCCAACCCGGACACCTTCGCCGTCGAGCGCCGCTCGCACTGGCAGGCGACCATGGACGCCTACCTGGACCCCAAGCGCGTTACCGCGATGTTCGGGGAGTTCAAGGGCGAAGAGTTGACCATGCAGACCCAGGGCAAGCTGTCCATGTTCTACAAGGGACACGCCGACCCCTCGCTGGCCAACGCGAACTTCGGTATCGCCTTCGCCCACCCGGAGACCGACGAGGACGGCGTACTGCACTGTGTCTTCGACTACATCCATCACTGGCGGCCGAGCGACTTCCCGGACAACATCATCGACTACCCGGAGATCGACGATCATCTCTGGCGGTTGATCGAGGGATTCAAGCCAGACGAGTTCACGTTCGACCAGTGGAACTCGGCGAACTCCATTGCTCGATTGCAGCGAAAGGTGCGCGCGGCTCGATTCCCTAAGCGAGTCGAGGTGCACGAGAAGACCGCGACTCTGAAGCACAACTGGGAAAGGGCGGAGAACTTCAAGATCGCCTTGAACCAGGGGTGGATCCACGCGCCCTATTACGAGCAGGCCGAATTGGAATTGAAGTTCCTCCAGCTCAAGAACGGCAAGGTGGAGAAGCAGGACGCCGGGCCGGTGCAGACCAAGGACGTGGCCGACTGCCTGATGGAGGTCGTGTGGACCATCCTCGGCGAGCAGGTGCGTGCCTGGACCCACGGAGCGCTCTCGGAGATGGGCCTCGGCTCCCAGTCAGTGCAGGGCGGCTTCAATCCCTACTCCCGGGAGACCTCGGGCGAGGACGAGCGGATCTTCGAGCGCATGTCCGGTTTGGGTGCTTCGCGTAACTCCATCGTCCGAGGTGGAGGCCGGAACCCGGCCCGGAACCCGATGGCGAACCGCCGGAGGTCGAGCGGCTGGTAAGTAGTGATGCAGAAACCCTGGCGTACTGTCAAGGGTGGCGTATCGTTGCTTCTAAGAGACCCCCTTGGAGGAGCTATGACCAGCAACAACGACTTCGAGCCCTACACCTGGCAAGAGGCGCAGGACCGGTTCGGCGAGCCGACCATTGACGCAGAGTTCGTGCCCGAGGACGCAGAGCGACCCCTGTACCAGCCCCAGTGGCAGGTCTTCCTGTACTACGGCCAGCACAAGTTCGACGAGGCCACCAAGCACCTGCAGTTCGTCCAGACAAAGGACGGCCTGTATCACTACGTGGACCGCCGGGACGGCACGAAGTACTCCCTGCCGGTGATCGAGCGGGTCAAGGAGCACCGGAAGGACGAGCGTCGCGTCGAGGTCCAGCGGGACCGCCAGCGCGCCGACACAGGCATCGCCTTCGCCTTCTGGGCCGCGTTGTCCCTCCTGCTGTTCACCATCGCAGGAGCCCTGGAAGCAGGCCCGGAGAGCGTCCAGGACCCGGCGGCCGGTCGTGTCGTGATGAACGTCTTCGTGGCGTTCTTGTTCGTGGTGCCCCTGCTGATCGGCGTGGTCCGCCTCCTGGTGCGCTACCCGGTTCGCCCGCTGCCTGCCCACGTGCCCTTCCTGACCGATGAGGAGATCGCTGAGGCCCGCAGGCGTGAGGCTCAGCGCAACGCCCTGGCGATGGCAGCAACGGTCGCCTACGTGGCGCACAAGTACCGCCAGCACGAGCGCCACGAGCTGGCCGAGGAGATCGTCAACCTGCAGGAGAGGCGCGAGCGTGGCACCTGGTAAACCTGCCAAACCGTCCGGCTGAGCGACGAAGGGATGAGGACGTACCGCACTCGGCCGAAGGACATACATGCATCACCTACGACAGGCCTGGGCTGCCATCGGCGTGCCGAAGGGCGAAGGCCGCTTCCAACACTTCACGCTGCCTGAAGACCCAGACGAGGCACACCTGGCCCTGGTTCATCTGATCCAGGGCCGGACTGCTGCGACCTCTGAGCCCACGGAGTACGACCAGGGCCGCTTGGCTGACCTCGTGGGCAACGGTGGGTTCTCCCACCACCCGCTGAACGGCGCCGCGCCCTC